ACAAAAACAAAAAAACAAAAACATGGCTGATAACTTGACCATCACCTCAACCTACGCTGGCGAATTAGCGCTACCGTACATTGCTGCAGCTGTCCTTTCAGGGGATACTATTGCAAACAACTACATTACCGTAAAGGAGAATGTAAAATACAAAGCTGTACTTAAGGTACTTGCTTCAACAGGATTAGTTAAAGCTGCTACATGCGACTTTGACAACTCTACATCTGCGCTTACTCTTGATGAGAAAGTGTTAACGGTTACTGACCTTATGGTTAATATCCAATTGTGTAAGGCTGAATTTACAAAAGATTGGGAAGCGGCTCAAACAGGTCGTGGCTTTATTAACGATGTAGTTCCTGCTAACTTCTCTGACTTTTTGATTTCTCACTTGGCTGCTAAGGTTGCTCAAGAGATTGAATGTAACATTTGGAAAGGTAACTGGCCATCTTCAGGATTCACAGGATTCAACGGTCTTCAGTATTTGATTGATGCTGGCAAAGGTGGTACACCTGATGTAGACTTTACTACTTCTTTGGATGCTTCTAACGTAATTGCTAAATTGCAGTTGTGTACAGATGCATTGCCTGCTACATTGGTAGGTTCACCTGATTTGAAGATCTACGTTAACCGTAAGACTGCACAACTTTATCGTCAAGCTTTGGCTACTGCAGGATACCTTCAAACTTTCCAAGGAACTGCACAATTCCCATTGACCTTCAACGGGTATGATGTGTATGTTTGCCCAGGTATCTCTGATTCAGTAGTTATCTTAGCTACTGTTGCTAACTTAAACTTCGGAACTGATTTGACTTCAGATTTCAACGAAGTTAAGGTTGTAGATATGAGCTTCACTGATGCATCTGACAACGTGAGAATGGCTATGCGCTTCCGTGCAGGTGTTCAGTACGCTGTACTTGGTGACATCGTTATCGGATTTGATAACTAAATAATACTCCTTTGTTAAAAGAGTGGGTTAGCTAATAGCTGCCCATTCTTTGCAAAGAATATTTAACTAATAAATAAAAAATAACTATGAGCTGTCTAACTACCGCTGGCATATTGATCGCATGTAAAGAAGCGATTGGAGGCATTAAAGCCATCTACTTAGGAGATTACGCTACATTCGCTAACACTGCTACTATTAACGGGGGAACTAACTTAGTTACTGCTCTTAATACAGGAAGTGTTTACGAATTTGAGCTACCTAAGCACACAGGATCATTCACAGAAGAAGCTGCTATCAGCATCGAGAATGGCACTGTATATTACACACAAACTGTTGTAGCTATGTTTCATGGCATGACGGCTGCACGTTCACTTCAACTACAAAACATTTCTAAAGGTCGTAACGTATTATTCGTACAGGATAACAATGACAATATTTGGATGTGTGGCTACAAAGATGGAGTAGAGGTTACTGCCTTTACTACAGCTACAGGAGCAGCTAAGGGAGATATGGTAGGATATACTATTACTTTCACAGGTGAGGAGAAAGATAAGGCATACTTGTTAGATCAAGATGCTGGAGATACTCCATTCTTAGACTTCACTACAGTTACTGTAGTTCCAGCTTCATTGTAAGTAAAATTGTGCTATATTTAAAGCATGATATACTTACTAAAAAATACAGCAGCACAGCTCCTCTACCTTAGTCTTAAGGAAGGGGAGCTTTTGCTTGCTAACACCTATACTGATTACCTGCTTGAACTAACTAACGAGCAGACACTTGAGAAGCTTTACGCTATCCCTACTCAGATAGCTCAGAATGATAGGTACACTACCATAGAGATAGGCACTAATGCAAATGTACCACTATCAGCAAGCCTACTAATTAACTATCCAGCACGATTTAGTTATATTATTTATGGGCAGAATAGCAATACTAACTTAGATCCTGCAGATGCTGTAGTAGAGGGAGTTATACAGATGGGTTATTTAATAGTAGAAGATATAACTACTCCCCGATTTACAGAGCCTAACCTAACCATAGATTCAGACATTGCATACAATGGATAAAATAAAACACGCAGCACCTATGTTAGTTAATCTTGGCGCAGCAATGCCACAAGAGGCTAACGAGAAAGAGACTCCTAAGGGATGGGTAACATTAGGTGAGGCTAACTCATTTCCTAATTACTTAATAGATTTATACTACAGCTCACCGGTGCACTCTGCACTAACTATGAGCATAGCGTTTATGATTGCAGGGAAGGAATTTAAGAGCTCTAATCCTGCAGCTCAGCGTGAGATAGATAGATTGAAATTAAACACCATTAGAAGGGCTATAACGCTTGATGCTAAGATGCAAGGTGGCTACTACTTAGAAGTAATTTGGAGCGTAGATAGAAACACCGTAGCAAAGATTAATCATTTGCCTTATGAGAATTGCCGTCTTGCCGTTGCTAATGATGAAGATGTTATACCTGGCATTTATTATTCTAAAGATTGGAATGATATGCGTAAGAAGAAGAACATCCCGGTATTTATCCCTATGTATAATCCAACTTCAAAAGCAGATGAGCCTTCTCAAGTGCTATTTATTGGAGTAATGACACCGGGCAGCGCTTATTATCCTAAGCCTGATTACTATTCTGCTATCAATTACATAGAAATTACAAGAGAGATTAGTGAGTTTTACCGAGCTTTCTTAAGTAATGGTATGGCACCTTCTTACATGCTGCACTTTAACAATGGTATTCCTGATCCCGAAGAGCAGTTAGCTATCCGCAGAAATTGGGAGACTATGGTAAGTGCTAAGATGGCCGGTAAGGTAGTATTTACTTTTAACGAATCATCAGATAGAGCACCTCGTTTGGATTTAGTGCCTATGACTGATGCGGATAAGCAGTGGCAAGAGCTAAGCACTCAGTCAAGAGAGAATATTTTAGGAGCTCACCGAGTTACCTCACCTCTACTATTTGGTATTAGAGATGCAGGAGGATTAGGTAGTAACGCTGATGAAATGAAATCGGCTTATAGAATCTTTAATAAGAATATTATTCAGCCTTACCAACAAATTGTAACGGAATCACTTGAGGATATATTTAGAGGTATGGGCATTAGTGCTGATATTTATATTGAGGCTAATGATTTATTCTCTGATGAGATGGATGCTGCAATAGCAGCAACTACTCCTCCTACAACTGTTGCAGATAATGCAACAACTGACACTAACGTAGCTGCACCGGTAGCACCAGCAGGAGCATCAGTAAGTGATGTTACTTACAATGGTGCTCAGATAGCAAGCGCTTTAGAAATTGTAGCAGCTGTACAAACAGGAGCATTAACAAAAGAGCAGGCTATCGTATTCTTAGTGCAGTTCCTACAGCTTCCAATAGACGTAGCTACTGCAATGTTTGAGCCTACCGGAGGTAACGCTGTAGCTAAACTATCTGCTCAAAAAAAAAAGACTAATTTAGAGCCACAAGAGAAGCCTCCAATCTTTACCGATGAGGATGAGACGTGGTGGTGTGAATTTTTAGAAGATAAGGGCGAGATAGTAGACGAGGAGGAATGGGAATTGATAGAAGCTGAGCCTGTTAATCTTGCATCAGTTAGAAGCTACTCTGATCCTGATAAGCCTTCTGAAATGGATAGCGGACTATACAAAATACGCTACGCATACTCAAAGAATCTAAGTGCCGATAGCAGAAAGTTTTGTAGACAAATGGTAAGCGCTGCACGTAATGGGTATGTATATCGTTACGAAGATTTGCAAGCCATGGAGCCTGATACAAATACTCTTAATCCTAACATGGGCCACAATGGCAGTACGTTCAGCGTCTGGTTTTTTAAGGGCGGAGTCAACTGTAAACATTTTTTCGAGCGCAGAGTTTATTTCCGCAAGAGAGAGAAGGGAAGATTCGTTGCTGATAACGGCTTAGAATCATCTGATGAAATTTCAGTATCTAAAGCAATACGTGCAGGGATGCCTTTAAAAGATATAGCTAAAGGATTTGCTACAGCTAATACTACTACTTATGACTTGCCAAATAATGGCAGATATCCCGGAACAAATTAAACACTAAACAACCATGGCAATAGCACCCGAAATATTATTCATTAACGAGGAGTTCTTAAAGAAATACACTCAGCTCAATGAGGCTGTAGATACTAACCTTATTCGCCCTGCAATATACTTAGCTCAAGATAAGTATATTACTCTTTGGCTTGGCACTAACCTAAGCAATAAGATCAAAGATGATATTGAGAATAACACTTTAGCAGGAGTCTATGAGACTTTGCTAAATGAATACATAGTTAAGCCTACTGCATGGTGGACTATGGTAGAGCTTTATCCTATGCTGATGTATAAGCATGATAACGGTAACTTGGTTACTCGCCAATCTGAGAACACTACAGCCATTACTCAAGGTGAGCTATCAGCTCTAAGAGATATGGCAAGAGAGAACGCTAACTACTATACTCAGATGTTAGTAGATTACCTTTGTGCTAATAGCGGCAGCTATCCCGAATACAGCACTAACACAAGCCCTGAAAAGACACCTCTAAGAGTAGTGAATAGGCAAAGTCAAGTAGCATTTAGCCGAGGTGCTAACAATGCTGCTAATCCATGGTACAGATTTGGAGTAAGAGACTTTACTAACTAAGAATGAAACTAACAAAGGAGCAAATTACAAGACGAGACTATGAGC